TGGCTGCTAGTGTTGCTCCTGGCAATTCAACTCCACCAACAAATTTTGACACCAACACTAATGTTAACTGGACAACAGCAGAGAAACCTGTTTGGGGCACAGACGGTACTTAATCGTATAAATAAACGTAAACCGGAGACATTTAAATGGCATCGCCCACTACAAGAGAAGAACTGATTGATTTCTGTCTTCGCAGACTTGGTTCACCCGTCCTTGAAATCAACGTGGACGATGATCAGATAGAAGATAAAGTTGATGATGCAATACAATTGTATCAAGAGTATCATGCGGATGCTACTTTTAGAACATATCTTAAGCATCAGATAACCGCAGATGATGTTACAAACGAATACATTACCATACCTGATACGATATTATATGTTACTAAAGTATATCCGTTCAGTAAGACATTCGGTTCTGTTAACATGTTTGATGTTAAGTATCAAATGATGTTGAACAGCATGGGTGACTTCATGAACTTTGCGGGTGGTATGTCTTACTACTTTCAGATGGAACAATACTTAGAGTTTCTCTCTGATATTTTAGATGGCGAACCACGAGTTACACACTCAAGACACCAAGGCAGAATTTACATCTTCGGCGAATGGGCACCTAATCAGTATAACAATCTAGCAGAAGGTGACTACATCATGTTTGAAGTGTTGTCGCTTGTAGATCCTACTACGTTCGCAGATGTGTGGAACGACAAGTTTCTCAAAGACTACACCACACAGTTGATCAAACAACAGTGGGGTACCAACATGTCTAAGTTTGAAGGTATGCAATTACCAGGTGGTGTAACACTTAACGGTGCTCAGTACTATCAAGATGCTACGGCCGAGTTAGAACGACTTGAAGAAAAAATGCGTAATGAAAATGAATTTCCACCAGATTTCTTCATGGGATAACAGATGGCAACTAATCTCTATTTTACACAAGGGCGAACGTCCGAACAAGAACTTTATGAAGACTTAATTATTGAGTCTATGAAGATCTATGGGCAAGATGTTTATTATATGCCCCGTGAAATTGTAAACAAAGATAACATATTTTCTGATGATAACGTGTCACGATTTGACGATGCCTATAAAGTAGAAATGTATATTGAAAACACCGAAGGCTTTGATGGTGAAGGAGATCTGTTCAGCAAGTTTGGAGTAGAAATTCGTGATGCCGCAACGTTCATTGTATCACGCAGACGTTGGTTGAACCAAGTAGCACAGTATGAATCTACAGAAGATAAACCATTCTATCGCCCAAGAGAAGGAGATCTGATTTCTCTTCCACTTTCAAATTCTATATTTGAAATTACCAAGGTAGAAGACGAATCACCTTTCTATCAGATTAAAGATCTTCCTGTATTTAAACTTAGATGTGAACTGTTTGAATACAATGATGAGGATTTTGATACAGGCGTTGACGGTATTGATAACGTTGAAGGCGCTCATGCATATCAAACTATATTTACCTTCTCAAGTATCACAGGTGCTTATGTCTATAATGAGACTGTGACACAAACTAATAACTCATTCACGTTAACGGGTGAAGTAGTTAATATAGATAACTCTGATGCAGCAAATCCAAAGATTTATGTAGCACATACAGGTGGTGCGTCTGATGGTGAATATCACGAATGGACTACAACTGCACCACTAGTTGGCGGTACTTCAGGAGCCTCTGGTGTGCCAACATTAATAGGTGAAGACTTGCAAGACGGTGCCATGAACGACGATTTTAATCTTACATCACAGGGCGGAGATATTGATTTCATTGACTTCAGTGAATCTAATCCGTTTGGAGACCCATAATGTTTGGTGATCATTTTTACCACCAAAGAATTCGTAAAGCAGTAGCGGTCTTTGGTTCGTTGTTTAACAACATCAAAATTGTTAGACAAGATGCTGCTGGTAACACACTCTCTCAACAGAAAGTGCCTCTGTCGTATGCACCCAAAAGAGATTTTCTGGCACGTATTGATGCGATGGGCAACGGCGAAGATTACGAAAGACAAGTAGCATTAAAATTGCCTAGAATTTCTTTTGAGATTTTGGCAATGAATTATGATCCTACCAGACAAATGCCTAAGATGAACAGTTGCATATCGTTTCCTACAAGTTATGATGGAAGTGGTCAGAAAGTATACACGCCTGTGCCATACACAGTATCATTCCAATTAAACGCCTATGCTAAAACACAAGACGATGCCTTACAAATTGTAGAACAGATTCTACCATACTTCACTCCACATTACACCGTAACAGTAAAACCTCTCAGAGATTTTGATGTTAAAGAAGACACGCCTATCACTATGACAGGTATAACGTTTTCTGATGATTATGAAGCCGCAATTGAATCTCGCAGAACGATCATCTATACATTAGATTTTGATATGAAGATCAATCTCTACAAAGACATCGCAACTAACAGTGCTATTATTGAAGAAGCGTGTGTAGAGTTCTTGAATTTAAATGCATTACCAGACGAAGAACTTTTCTCTAAAGTTTGTGCAGACAGTGCTTTCGTAGCATCACCTTTGTCCATTGAACCGATTGAAGATATAGCCTTCACTGTTACAGATTTTGAGATTAGAAATCTTACTAGTATACCAACATCATTATCTGTCTCAGATCCTTTGCATGGAACAGCAAGTGCTTCTTTAACCGAAACGTTGACAACTGACAATGGTATAATTAAAGCGATTGGTACATATTCATACACCCCTGATATAGACTATAGTGGTTTAGACTCATTCAACATTAGTGTTCTAGGTGATTTTGGAACCAAATCATATCCTGTCGCTGTTAATGTAGCTGCGGTTACTGATACTGTAATAGACACTGAAGAATGTCTCGGAAATACTTTTGTAGATATTCAGGTAGGTATAAACGACACTTGGTTGGATACTACCCTGGTGTTCTCTCTGGCCGCTGGTG